TTTAATGAGTTAGGTAAACTCTTGTATATGGTTACTATTCTACCGTTTTCTACTGATGCTTTCATAATTATATACTTTGTGAGATTGATAGGAAAAATGTGTTAGCACCAGTACAAACAACTTGAATGAAGTTTACTGCACCTGACGTATTGCTATACTCTCCAGCAACAGTTGTAGCTGTCAATCCATTATTAAGTGTCAATCCAGACGTTCCTCCTGAATCCGTAATAATAATGTCTTTCACATCGCCTATTGAGGCGTTTGTGAAATTCAGTTCAATCGGAATACTTGAAGTTATTGTAAATACTGCTGCGGTGTCAAAGTCTAAACTTAATGTTGACGCAGGCGAAACAGCAGAAGATCCTCTTAAACTGTCTCCTGTGCTGCTGTTGCCATAAATGTCAGCAGTCATAGTGTTAACCTTCTGAAATGCTGCTCTGAGCGTATCCCCATTCCCATCATCGGGTTCTGCTCCTACTCCTATTGGTTCTCGTGCCATAATTCTATTTTGTTATATTAATGTTTGATCTGCTGTTATTAGTATTGTGTCTACTTTATATGCTGTACTATCTACTGACAATTCAAGTATATCTGATATCCAACAAGTAGGAGCTGAAGGTACATAGACAGCATCTGTTGTGTCATCTACATCTCCCCACCAGGAAAAACAATATATCCTACCCCAATTTATCCCGTTAGCCATATTACTTCTTTATTCTTTTTAGATAGTTAGTCAATTTTATTATGTTAGCCACTTTAGGCTTATATGTTTTAATTATATTACCCATCCGCCATATGTTGGGTCCTTATCTGGGTACATACCCGTATCTTGCGCTCCGGTATACTCCGGATAATCCTGGCTCTTCTCATCTATGAAATCAAAAAACCGATTCACATAGAAGTCAGCAAAGTCTTTTGCCCTTGCTGTTAAAGAATCCAGCTCACTCTTTGTAAGAGTATCACTAGATTCGGTAGTATGTTTAAATATACCTCCGTTGCTGATTTGATAAGCAGCAAAAGGAATATAGCTATATTGACTATACCATATAAGCATAGGTTTAATATGGCTATTCAGTAATGTCTTGTATGCAGCATTGGCGGAATCGTCAAGAGTTCCGCCAGTGATCAAACTTTGTATCTTCTCGTATAACTTAGTACCCAAAAAGTTCTGTATGTGTATATCCTGGGCCACCTCAACAAATTGAATTAGCTTATCTGTGTCTAAAGCTCCGTCTATGATAGACTTCCGCTTTAACTCCGTCATTGTTATAAATAATGCCTTACTCATCTTCTTCGGTAGGTTTTTCCTCAACAACAGCCTCAGAAACGCTCTCAGAAGCCTCCTGCTGGACGATCTCCTCTTCTTGGACATCTTCTACCGCAGAAAGCTTTTCTCCCGTCTCCTCTTCTCTCTTGATCTTAGTCTCTATGTTGTCTAGTTCTGTAAATTCTATTGGTTGTAGGGTAACAAAGTATAAATCCAATGAAATGTCGTTGTATAACAACAATTCCTTGAATGCATCTAGCAACATCTGCTGAAATGGTCTAATTACCATATTATCCATCAAAATGGATGCTGTTCTAAGCTCTTCAGCGTTATTTCCGAACCCAGTGTTGTCTTTTATCCCTAAAAGGATAGGAGACACCACTCCGTGGCCTATCATTATCTTCTCTCGGCTTTCTTTGGCTAAAAACTCATATTGAGCGTGTGCATCAGGCAGATTTATGGGGTCTATGTTAGATTGGTTCTCTGAACCATCATTAAAAGCCAAAATAAACCGTCCTGCGTTGCTAGTACCACTAAATTTATCGTAAATCTTACGTTCAATCAACTCCTGGACCTCCTCGTTAGGTATTCCGTTATTGAAATTGATCAACATACTTGGCTGAAGGCCATTTTGTATGTTTGACAAGTGATAATTACTCACTTCTTCCTCCAAAGTAGCATATTGAAGACATCCTTGGTAGTCTACGGGTGAATAATAGTAAAAACCAGCCTTGTAAGGCTTAATGACATATAATTCAATACGCTGAGACCTCGTACCGTTGCGATAAGTAGGTATTCTCTTAGGTTTGTCACTAGGTTTAATGTTTTTCCAGTCACTATGGTAATAATACGCTTTAATTTTGCCGTCTTCTGCCTTTTCAGCACGCAATGTTTCCATTGGGAAGTGATACAGTCCGGCTATTTCTTTCTTTCTATTCTTATAAACCACTTGAATGGCCGCTTGGCCAAGCATCTTGTAGTCTGTCACTATCTTTCTTACATCAGTGGCATTTAAAATGCTCTTCATTTGAGCAAACATAAGAGGCTTCTCCTTAGAGTCGGTAGCCTCAAGACCTCTACCGTAAATCATATCAGAAATACCATTGATACATCTACTATTGGTCGGGCTTCCTAAATACCTCTCAATTAACTCACCAAAATAGTTATTATCTTCACCATACTCGACATAAGCATTTCTGCTCTTCTCGACTATTTTAGGCACTTCGTACCCGGTTAGATTTACTACTTTTACATTCTTCATACCATTATATATTGTTGACTACTGTCACCAGAATCGCTTTCTGTGTACTTCCCGTCATTTATAGTATATACTGAGTTCGACAAATAAGAGTCGGTGCAATAAGCTTTATCTCTAAACAATAGCGTTGACCCATCGAAAATCTCGTAATTGTAAATACTGTTATCTGATAAAATACTGAAGGTGCAATCTAGGTCAATAAAGTTACCATTAACGGTAGACGATAAACCAGTCAAAGTCTCTGACTTGTTGGTGCCATCTTCTGTTATCTTAAGGGACAACCCAGTCTTAGCTGTGTTAACCCTAGGCAAAACTTTTATTGTTTGAGCATCCGTATTCGGAAGTAGTCTTATCATACTAATATAACTAAAAAAAGGCTTCGCTGTTTTATATAAAAAAAGGGGCCATATAGGCCCCTCCTTATCATCAGGTAAAAACCTATGCTGGATCTCTCTGAGTAGTTTCAGTAGCAGTAGGCGTAGACATCCCTGCAAAGGGGTCTGCATCAGTTGCTCCGTCTACAAAATTAGGTAGAGTTGTTTCGTTAGCTGTTAAAGTCAACGTATATCCATTTAGATCTCCCATCGCTGTCCCGGTAACGGCAGTACCTCCAGTAACTTCCGCTCCGTGCTCTCTTCCAACTAATAGAAGCTTATTGTCGAATGTCTGTACGAAAACGTGAGGTCTTCCGTAAGTCATAAGCTTAAGCTCTTTGTTGTCCTCCTTAGTCATCTTATGAAGAGTAAGGTTCACTACTTGCTCAAAGAATGTCGTTCCATTCTCGATTGAGCTATTTATATTTGATTCAAGAGAAGAATTACCCTTTACGTCATAAGTACTGTAGTTAAAAGCGTTACCTGGGGCATTAGGGATATCTGCAATCTCATCGTCAGATCCCAATGGAATCGTCCCTAGATCGCCAAAATCAACAAAATGCACTTTTACTACGCCACCTACAGCATCCTTACACGGTTTTTTTCTTCCCCCGGTTAAATCACAAGCCATATTTTTATAGTATTAAAAAAGGGTAGGCAGGCTCAAGGCTCACCTACCCTCTTATATTAAACAATTATTCTTATGCGTACAATACGATGTCTCCGCCAATAGCGTGCTGGATTCCAGCAGTAAATCTGACAACGACTCTCACATTCTGACTTCCATCGATGTCAGCCATATCAATGACTTTTACTTCGTTAGTGTCAGACAATAAACCAGTTCCAAAGAACAAGTTTGACTTCTCGGCAGCTACCATTTTGTCGCTACCCATTCCGCTTGCAAGCTCTACGTTGATGCCATCAAAAGTTAAAGCACCTCCGTTGAACCACTGAGTTCCTTTAGAATCTGTACCAGCAGCACCTACGTTGCTAGCAAATCCACCCAAAGCTCTTACATAAGCTCTGTATACATTAGGAGCAGCATAGATAGTCAAATCCTCAGCACCGTAAACAGTAGAAGGAATAGCATCTACTACAGCTCCGATTTGACCGATTACGTTAGAAGAAGTAACAGTTGTAGCAGTTACGTCATTAACGTCACTATCAGCACCTAGAGTAGTTTGGAATCCGTCAAACTGACCTTCTGTGGCGTTAGTACCAGCCCAGATGTTAGTTTCGATTCTTTGCGCTACTTTAGAAGAAACGTGTGCAAGTAAGAAATCAGAGAAAGAAGAAGGTAGATCAGAA